ATCAAGAGCATCAAGAACGAATATGTTGGTATGTTTTATGACCGCTTTATACTCGGTAAATGGGTAATAGCAGAAGGCCTTGTATATGAGTTCGGAGAGGAAAACATCACGGACGAAATACCAGTGACAGGCGAGTATTATGTCAGCTGTGACTACGGTACAATGAACCCTTTTAGCTGTGGCTTGTGGTGCGTAAACGGTGACAAGGCTGTAAGAATCAAAGAATATTACTATAACGGCAGAGAAACCAATGCACAGCGTACTGATGAAGAATATGTTGATGATGTTGAAAGGCTGATTGAAGGATACAACGTGCGAAAAATTATCGTTGACCCGTCAGCGGCTTCTTTTATTGCCGCTCTTAAGAAACGAAACCACAACGTTCTGAGAGCCAACAACGATGTAACGGACGGCATCAGAACTGTTGCTCGTTTTCTGAAAAAGGGTAACATCAAGATACATCGAAGTTGTAAAGATGCTATCAACGAATTTGGCTTGTATTCCTGGAATGACAAATCAGTCGAGGATGCGGTCATAAAGGAAAATGACCATGCGATGGATGACATTCGCTATTTCTGTTACACGATCATGAAAAAGAAAGTCAGAGATGTAGCAGAAAACTATGTACCACTCGAAAGGAGATAAGATGCAATGAAGACATATCAAGACCTTATTGCAAATAAGGGTGATTTACAGGAATATGTATATGCGTGTATAAGCGACTACAAAGGTTCAGAGGCGTACAGAAATGCTGTGGATGGTATAAACTATAGCACGGGTAAGAACACGGTAATAATGGCTTATCAAAAGCTGTTATACAGCATGACCGGAGAAGCGTTTCCGGATAATTACACGGCAAATCACAAATGCCCTGCAAATTTTCTGCAGAGATTCGCAACACAGGAATCAGGGTATTTGCTCAGTAACGGTATCCGGTTTCAGAACGAATCAACAAAGGATTATTTAGGCGAGAAAATCGACAGCAAACTGCACAAGGCGGCAAAGGATGCAATTATACAGGGAGCGGCATACGGATTCTACAACAATGGCGAGGTCGTATATTTCACTGCAAGCGAATTCTGCCCTTTATTCGATGAAGAAACAGGCCAGTTGAAAGCCGGTATTCGTTTCTGGCAGATAGATTCTACAAAGCCGCTGCGAGCAACATTGTATGAGGAAGACGGATACATGGATTTCATCAATAAAAACGGCAAAATCGAAGTATTACAGGATAAGAGATACTACAAGTACAGCGTTGCTAAGTCTGATTTTGACGGCACACAGATACTTGAAGGTGAGAATTATCCCGATTTTCCTATTGTTCCGCTTTATTCTAACACACGTCACGCATCAGAACTCATTCCGATAAAGGCTCAGATAGATGCGTTTGACCTTATCAAGTCCGGATTCGCAAATGACCTTGACGATGCTTCAATGATTTACTGGACATTGGAGAACTGCGGTGGCATGGATGATATTGACCTTGCGAAATTCCGTGACAGGCTGAAAACTCTTAAGGCGGCAGTTGTTGACGGAGATCAGGGCGCAAGAGCGACAGCACACATATACGATGTTCCGTATCAGTCTCGTGAAGCATATCTGAACAGGCTTGAAAAGGATATGATAAAAGATTTCATGGCACTTGATGTAGAGGTAATATCCGCAGGAAGCGTGACAGCAACGCAGATAAGAGCGGCATATGAACCGCTTAATGAGAAATGCGATGAACTGGAATACTGCGTTATAGAGCATATACAGGGGCTTTTAAAGCTTGCAGGCGTTGACGATTACCCTGCATTCAGACGTTCACAGATTTCAAATGAAATCGAAACAGCGCAGATGATAATGCAGTGTGCTAACCTTCTTGACAAGCAGACTATTCTTGAACACCTGCCGTTCCTCACGGTCGATGAAGTACCGCAGATATTGGAACGCCTTGAACAGGAAGAAGCAGAAAGAATGCCGTTTATTGAGGATAACAGCGATGATGACGAAAAACAGGAGGAAAACGAAGATGAAAAGAGCAATTAACTACCTTAAAGCGATTAAGGAGTATGAAATCGAGAAATATGATGATTATGACCGCAGAAGCGACTTAACCATGAAAGAACGTATGGCAAACGAATCCGCAAGAAACGTTCTTGAAGGACTTCTGAAACATCTTGAAGGACTTAACGCAGAAGAACCACAGGAAGAAAAGAAGACTGAAGAAGTAAAGGAGAATAGCAATGTCGGAACTGACGGAGATAGAAGCGTACCTGCAGAAGCTGTTCACGGAAGCAGGGCAGGATCTGAAAAAGAAGTTTCTGAAGTACACGCAGGACTTTCAAAGGCTTGATGCAGCCAAACAGCAGGCAGTCGAGGACGGCAATATAACTGAAGATGAATACAAGGAATGGCGAAAGAACAAGCTGTTATACGGTATGCATTGGCAAAGGCTGATTGACAGGAATACTTCTGAACTGCTAAAATATAATCAGACGGCTGTCAAGTATATCAATGGCGAAGTGCCGCAGATATTTGCAAGCGGATACAATCATGTAGCAGAGCAGATTCCTGATTCTCCGGTTGCAGGATTTGACTTTGAACTTATCAACGCTGACACGGTGAACAATCTTGTTCATGAGGACGGAATTATATTGCCGCCAAAGAAGAAGGTTGACCCTGAAAAGGACAAAGCATGGAACGCAAAGCTGATCAATGCACAGCTGTTACAAGGCATAATGCAGGGCGAATCTATTCCCGAAATGGCAAAGCGCATGATGACTGTTGCTAATTCCGATTTAGCAGGCGCTACAAGAACTGCAAGGACGATGCATACAGCTGCTCAGAACGCAGGCAGACAAAGCGGATATAACAGAGCGGCAAAGCAGGGCATAATCTTTGAAAAAACATGGGTGGCGGCTCATGATGAACGTACACGTCTTTCACATTCGCTTATGGACGGTCAGACAGTCGCTTATGATGCAATGTTCGTCAGTCCTTCGGGAGCAGAATTAGAATTTCCAGGCGATTGGAGAGCACCCGCAGCCGAAACTTATAACTGTCGATGCACGCTCATAACGAAGTTTAAAGGCTTTATGTCTTTGAAGGATGCAGAGAACGTCAAAGACAGGGAAACTCCAACAGGAAATAGAATAGAGGATTATGAGTGAAAGGGTCAAAGACCTGTTTCACAGAAATCATCCGAAAAAACTACAAAAGCACAGGAAAAACAACAGCAAAACAGGAATCATCACAGCCAAAGATTATAACGCTTGCTGAAAAAATCGAATCACTTACAACAGAAAGAGAAATCAGCAAGGCAGCACAGGAACATTTCAAGGCAAAAGAAGGATGCAAGATTGAATCTGTAGACCTGTTACGAGTTGATCCGGAAGTCGCAAG